TATTTAGGAAGAAGGGATTTAGTATTTATTCTACTACTTCGGTTGGTGCTGTTTCTGCTTCTGGTTCTTGCTCTAGAAGTCCCAGAGTTTCAAGACCACCTTGTAGTTTGATTTTGTACTCTTTTGCCTTAACTAGATTTTCTTCTAGTTCTTTGATTTGCTTATCAGTTGTAGCAATTTGCTCTTCAAAATTTGCTTTTAGTTGTGCGGGATCCATAGTTATCACATTGAATAGTGTGTATCGATATTTATATTAGTAGAGAACAACAACCTTTCCATTTCCGCCGCCTTGAGTTCTGTATGCAGAACCTACTCCAGCACTATAATATTCACTACCAGTTTCTGGTGGGTTGTAACCACTAGATGAAGTTCCCGATCCACCATTTGTTGTAAGACCAGATACTACTTTATAAGTAGATGTTCCTCCAGTGTATCCAGATCCACCTCCAGCTCCAGAGTTGTCATCTCCTCCAGATTGACCACCCCAATATCCACCTCCACCTCCAGGGTTGTCAGTGTTAGATGGTCCATCAGCACCTCTCAATTCGGATCCGTTTGCATAAGTGGCAGATGAGTTTGATCCAGAATATCCAGAAACTTGGCGACCACCCCAACCACCTTTATTATTGTTAGTTGGTTCTGATCCACCTCTTCCACCTTCAATACCACCTCCGCTACCACCGTAAGCAAAGTTAGTTGTTTGGTCATTACATCCGCCACCACCACCAGCAACTATGATAGCGCGTGCCTGTGCTCCTCCTTGAGGATTGGCACCACTGAATACTGGGGCAGTTCCAGCAAAAATTCCACTCAATCCTCCACCACATCCAGAGACGTGACCACCACCACTATCTACAGATCCTCTACCCCCGCCACCATACATGGCTGACATATTTGAACCACCAACACCTCTTAATCCACCTTGACCAACTACAATTGTAAAAGCATCACCATTCAATGATTGTCCATCAAATCTACTGATAGTTCCAGAAGCATATCCACCAGCTCCAGCAGTTGCAGTTCCACCTTCATCTGCTCCTCCGCCAGCACCCCACATAAAGACCAATAGTTCATTAACCGTTCCACCAGTAGTTGGAACTGAGAAAGATTGATCGCTTCCAGTATAATTGAAAATTGTTACGTTGCTGAAATCTTGTGGGTTTGCATTTTGTAAACTAACCCACTCAGTTCCCGTGTATAATTGAAGGACCGATTCTTCGCTGTTAAAAATCAAAGATCCCTGCGTTGCGGATACTGGTCTGTTGCTATTAGTATAGGTTGGAAAAACAACCTCAGTGCTCGCAACAAGTTTTCCTACATTTAACTGAGACATTGTAACAAATAACGTTTATCCTTAGATTTATTTATACTCCTTGAAGATATCCACAGTCCTGAAGTTCTGTAAAAGCTCTTCCCTTGTATACAACATAATGTAAGAATAGTTGATGGTGAAAATCTTTTTTTCCACCAGGCATTGGTTCTCTCCAATGATTAACCTCATTGCCTAAGTAAATAACAGCATCTCCATTTTCCATATCAACATCAACAACCTTACCATTTTTTGTTTCAATATAAAATTTCCATGGTTTTGCCAAAGTTGTTCTTAATTGTAAACTTACACTGATCTCACAAGGTTCCCAGTCTTTGTGTGGTTTAAGATCATTGCCATGATAATAAATTCTATCAAAGTAATAAGTGGGGTGAAGTTGATGTGGCGGCAATATAATTTTTTGTATTTGGTATTTCATCTCTTGATGAAATTTTTTGAGTGGAGGGAAACATGTTCTGGAATATGATCCTTTTACCTGATATTCATTTTCATATTCACCTTCAAATGTTCCATCATATAACCATTCAATATGTTTTTCAGCATAAAGATCATCTGGTAGAAAACTTAGTTTCTCCGCTTCGGATATAAAATTACGAACCACTAAATATCCGTTGTTCCAAAAAAATTCGTTAGTTTTCATAGTTCTATCGCCAATAATAAAGGATCACATTCATTTGTATTGTTACACCAGAAATAATCCATACCCTGTTCTGTAATTAAATCAAACGCAAGAGAATATCTTTCTTGTTCTTCTAGTTTATCTACAGCATGTGGAAGGCATGAAGGAAATAATGTCATGTCTCCTTTTTTATTTGCAACACTAATCCAACCGAGATATGGAATATCGTAGTCCGTAGAAGTTCTATTTTGTGTAAGACAAATATTACCGCTGAGATATGAGTTTTCGTGAATTGCATGATAATGTCTTTTCAATGACATACCTTTCTTTTGTGGATATATCCATCCACGTATCCACAGTGGTTCTGGATTTAGTAAAATCTTATTACAGAAATCATAGTAAGATGTTTTTATCTTTTCACGAAGAGTGTTGACACATTCACATTCCCATTGGAATGTGTTGTAGTGTTCCCATCTGTCTTCCAGATAAAGATCTTCTTTCTTCTTTGCTTCCTCTAGTAAACAATCAATCAACTCTATATCGATTTGATCAAACCACATATCTACAGAAAATCTAGGGGAGAAGTAATTGTGTGGAGGATTTGATCTCCAAGAACGCCATTCACCCATTGATCCTACCTCCGTAGTTTATATTTTGCTCCAAGATCTTTTGTCTAAGATCTTCCGAGTATGGACACTCCTCTTGACATATTCTACAGATAGTATCCAAATTCTTAAATGCTTCAGGAACATCTACAAAATTTGCACACTTCTCCCAATCAACTAGATCAAAGTCCATTTTGCACCCCATTGGACATTTGCTCTCACATGGGGCACCACAACCTTCACAGTTCTCATATCGTGGTTGTCCTTCTACAACAACAGCATCTTCAAATTCTGCGTTGGTAAAGATAAGATCAATCTTATAATTCATCCCAAACTTTCTATGAAATGCCAGAGATGGTTTTGCTAACTTTGCAGCTCCAGATCTGATAGCAAACTGTTTGCGGTTGAGATTGTATCCATCATATCCAAAGTTATATTCATACCTTAGATTTAAATATGTGATAATCTGTGGCAAGAAATTATTTTTATAATAGTAATCGTATGCAACATCACTAAAGACATTCCATACGATCACAGATTTACACTCATCAGAGAGGTAATAATTTTTATTCAAAGAGTTTGGTTTTCCTCTGTTGAAATTGTCTTGTGCCCTCTGACGAATAAGATCTTTGGGTGGTGTAGTAACAGTAACGTCAAACATGATTGGAGTGTCTCTGGTCACCCAGTTGATAGCTTCTTCTACTTGTCTGACATTCATAATTGCACCCAATGATCTTTCATATTGTCAAAGATATCTTCGTCATACACAGTTTGCGTAATGATATCAAATGCAATTGTAACGCGAACATCATCTCCTTCGTAAGTATCAGTGTAGTGCTCTAACCAATTTGGAAACAACACAACATTTCCTTTTTTATTTTCTGAAATGTATTCTTTTCTTGTATATGGATCTACATAGTGAGTTTTAGTTTCGTAATCATCCAAACTAATATGTCCACCAAGATATGTGTATTTGCTATTCCAATGTTGATGTTGCTTTATTCTTTGTTCGTTTCTTAAAACATTTGCCCAGCATTGAACATAAATTTTGTCTTCCCAATTATATTCTAATGTGGTAATAAAATTATCATGCGCCGTCCTGATAATCTCTCTGAGAAAAAATGCGTCATCCCATTTCAAAACATTATAGCAATTAGATCTCGATGTCATACTATCAGAACCAAGACCAGTATTCCAATCAGACTTGTAAGGATTATTATCAATTACATCCTTTTCTTTTGATAAGATAAGATCTTTTAAATTTTTTACATCTACACTATCTTCGTAGATATAATAATTAAAAACTGGAGCAAATCTAGTTATTGGTTTGTCGTTTTCAAATTGCGTTATCTTCATAATCACATATACAAAAATTGACTCATTGAATATCTTCCCATCCCTGGGAGATTTTCCATTGCTACTTCAGTAACTTCGTGATAAAGTATCGATGGAAATATTATCACTGAGTTATTTAGACATGGGAATTTAACCTTGTTTTCTAGGATTATATCACCACCAGTAAATGATTTTGGTTGTTTATAAAACCATGATACCGCAGTAATAACACAATCATCTATATGAGATTTATAATGATCTCCATCCTCAAAGTAGTGTAGTTTTGTGCTGTCCTTGCTGGATCTATTTACATATCTAAAAAAGGAGTGATATCCTTCCATTGTTTTAGTCAATTCTTTATCAAATAACTTTCGATTTAACTTTAGAATATCAGAAAAATCTCTATCTTCGTAAACCACATCTAAGTGCAATCCTTTACCAATTTTTAATGGTTTGCCATTTGATATAGCTGTTCCTGGACCTCCAGGATCTTGTGGATGTTTAAATCTATCAATCTTAGATAGGTAATCGAGCTCTGCAAATATTAAAGAATATTCTTCTTTATCATAAAAGTCTCGAATAAACAAAACTGGCAGATCTGATATCCTCTCAAAAATAAAATTTTGCATTATCTATTTCCACAACAGATTTCCATCTAAAAACTAAAACATGATTAAAATATTTTGACTTTGGAATTAAATCAAATCCATTTTGATGTCTCTTTACATCTAAACAATAATGATATAGAGTTCCAGTGTCTAAACATAAACAAGAAATAAATTTACCATATGAAGAAACTTCTTTCGAAAAAATTTCTTCGTAACAATCTAACTCACACAAAATTGAAAATTCTTCAGAAAAGATTTTACTTATCGATTTGATCAAATCTTCTATAGGAGGAATTGTGTTTAAATTATCCAGATATTCTGGAAATTCATATAGCATTCTAGGACTAAGTAGTTGATGCATTAGAAATAATTTATGTTTATATTCGCCCTAAAAGGGGCATCTGTGCAGTTAGTGCTGTGATGTAGAACAGTTGGATCAAATATAACAACCCGATTTTCTACGGATTCTATTTTTCTATCCCCAATAACAGTATACCCATTATTTGTATTTAAATAGAACACTGCTGCTTTATGTGGAAATCCATAATCAATGTGATCTTTATGGTGAACCAATTTGTCAGTTCTTGGATATAGATTTGCTTTAGCACGAATTAATGACTTTGCTTGAAGAAGAAAAGCGAGAGGTTCAACTGCTAACGAAAAATTTTCACTTCTTCTAGAATAATCTGAAAAGAAAAGATGTGTAAAATAGCAGTTTTCTTCTTCGCCTTCTCCAGAAATATTTGTCTCTAAAAACCATCCCATAGCCTGAGATGAAATAATAGATTCTTTTACTTTATGGAAGAGTTCCTTTTCCATAAAATTGTCCTTTACTTCAATCATTTCAAATCTCCAAAAATTCTTTGTTGATTGGCATGGTTTTATCTTTTCCATACCACATTGATAACGTATATCTATCGCCTTTTATAACGTTTGACACAGCATGTCTGTATTTTCTTCCGTCAAAATAAACTGTTCTACCAGATATTGGTTGTACATCCACGCCTTCGATTATTGTGTTGCCCCCAATATAACCGTCATTAATGTAAGTTATTGATGCACCAGTAGTAGTTTTTCTTGCTTTGTCATAATGAAAATTTTTATGAGCTCCACATGGATACTTAACAATTTCGACTTCTTGTAAATCTAAAAATCTTTCATCTCCATCAACATTTGATTTTATCAACTTTACTAGGTCTAGTATTTTGAAATAAATTTCTGGCGGATTGACTTCATTAAATCCATATCTATTCAATCCGAGGACCCTTGTCTCGTCCCAAACATAGGTGTGTATAATATTTTCTTTAAAAAAATTTATACTATCAACTATAAATTTTTGATCTAGATCGTTATGTGAAATATAGATCATCTAAAAGGTTCTCCAATATTCCAACTAACTAAAGAATGTCGAGTTCCACTTGTAACAGGTCTTACTCTATGATATACAAAAGATGGGAAAACAACTAAAGATCCTTTTTTGTCCAACTCTTTAGCTATGCATGATTTATTCCTACTGAAATGAAATTCTAACTCACCACCCTCATAGTCTTGCGGATCATTTAAAAGTAGTGTGCTTGATAATTTTCTATATTTACCACGCATCTGAACATTCTCATCATCATTCGAATATGTGTAATGATGTTGGTCTGGATGCCAGTCATAAAACTGACCCTCATTATAAGTAGTGAATTGTAATTGCTCTGTATAATCCCATTGAAAATTCCATCCTGCCATTTTATTGGCTCTTTGAATATACGGTTTTAGGATATTGTAAATCCACGGAATATCCAACCAGGCAATATGTGAATTTCTTGTTTTGAGAAGATGCTCATAATCTTCTTCAGAATAGTCTTCAATGCCTTTACTAGATTCCCTATTAATCTCACCGTAATTTAAAGTTTGTGAGTTTCCAATAGATATAATCCTATCACAGATTTCTGGACTAATTGCCTCTTTAAAATACCAATAATTATACTTTAAGTTCATTTATCCTCCATTATAAGATGTATAATCAAAGTCTTCTATTTTAAAAGTATACCATCCTGTTGCAATATACTTTGTTTGAGTTTTTGATGTGACACCTCTATGAGTATGTGTCCAATCAGTTGGCCAGAATAAGGTCAAACCTTTTCTTGGTTGAATTCTGGTCTGCTGATAAAACCATTCCGTTTCACCACCATCCGTAACTGTATTTAGATAAGTCATAAACACCAGGAAACGTGTTGATATCAGATCTTTGTAAGTCCCTCTTTCGGAATGCCACCCATGAAATCCTTCCCCTGGTAAGTATCTTTGTATATTGAAATTTGTATTCAGACCCCACCTAGCATGGTTTGTTGAGCACCAATGATATTTTTCTGTATAACTATCACACACCTTTCCTAGTTCTTCTAGGTATTTTTGTATTCTTATGTCTGGATTTCTTGGAACTACCGTTACATCGGTAGAAACTTTGAAGTCTTCATTTACACCACTTCCCACCTTTCCTGGCGTTTTGTCTTGAGATTCTTCAAAGAAAGAAATAAGATCATCACATACTTTCTCGTCAATAAACCAACCAGAAATAAAATTAGGAGTTTGATTTAAAATGGGGAATTCACTCATAATGACATGTTAAATGATATTGATATTTTTTCTTCGCAGTGTTGCTTTTCGGTTCCATGCATAAGGTCACTCATAAAAATCAACATTGATCCTGGAATACAAGTATACTCGCAATGCTGATGATTTAAATCATTCCAAACATCTGGGTCTGAATGCATTGTTGGCGAATTAAAAAATTTAATCTTTTCGTGTAGAGAAGACTTTACATAATAAACTCCAGAAATCATAGACCCGTTATGATTATGTGGGAAGATATAATCTCCTGGATAACTAATGTTTGCCCAACAATTGTCAAAATGAAGAGATTGTGTATTCTTATATCCAAGTTCATTTAGAAAATATTTTGATCGATCAAAAAATTCTCTTCTCAATTCATCTAGATTACAAACCTCAAATAAATTTGGTTTTAATCTATGCGTGGAGTTGACGTTCTTTGCACCATCTCGTAATGATCCTACTTCAGAGAAAGATTTCTTTATTTCTCTCTCGTATAAATCTAGGTTATCATTTAAAATATTAGGTTGAAAGTAAATCGCCTTTGGAAACCATAATGTAATCATAATTTATTTTAAAAATATTGTTTAACCCATTTCCCTTGAATTGAATCGTAAACATAGTTTACTGGAACAGTTTCAAAAGATGGAACTTTCGTATATGTTTTATTAACATTATCCCAAACCCAATTTCTCGATGCATTTAAATTTGAGTTTACAGGTTTATAATCTGTTTCGTCTGTGTATGACAAAGGATTTCCAGTATTGTCAGTTGTCTGATTTGATTCGTATGGGCATTCCCAGTGACAACAATCTTCATCCAAAACAACATTTATAGCATCTGGCATTACCCCAATAAATGCATCTCTTACATAGTCATATTTTCCGCCAATAGATGCATAATTTTTTCTTAGACATGGTTTAGTGCCATACACTGGTTCTACATATTCTCCATCAGATTGAGCTAAATGTAATCTATGTCTACCTTTGAATGCATTGTATGAGGTTTGTTTCCAATCATATGGTCCACCAAGAACATCTTGAAGAAACTTAATTCCAAGATTTTCATTTTCATCTCCATTTTCGTCCAATAAAATTTCGTCGTCCACCTTTACGATGTCAACTACTGTACCACTCTGATCGATTTTTGCGAAATGTGCCATTTTTCTTACTGGAATTTATATCTAACAATTACGACGCCACCGCCACCATTACCACCTTTTGGTTCTGGATAATCTCTAGGATCTTGGTCAGCAGCACCACCACCGCCTCCACCAAGACCATCCGTTCCTGGGTTTCCAGAAGCGGTTGGTGACAGAGCACCAGATCCTCCACCACCAGCTCCTCCATTGGGAGAGTGTGGACCGCCTGGGTAGTTTGCACCACCTCCGCCTCCACCATAAGTTTGAACAGTTCCAGAAATGGATGAACCAAAACCATTTCCACCTCTAGCTGGAGCTGAGTTAGGTCTAGTGTAACCATCTTGACCTGCTTCTCCAGCACCACCGCCTCCACCACTAGTGCCATTCTGAGAAGAAGCGCCTCGACCACCTCTATTTCCCTGTCCAGAGACGCCAGGAGCGGTTGGTTGGTTGTAACCATCGCCATCAGTTCCAGATCCACCGCCAGATCCACCAGATTGTCCTGCTTTATCTTGCTGACCGCCACCGCCGCCACCATAAGCAATCTGAGTTCCAAATGAACTGTTTCCACCAGGACTTCCAGCAGCATTTCCAGTTCCACCGTTTCCACCGCCACCAACAGAAATACTAAATGATCCAGCAGAAACAGCGTAATTGTATCCATTGGTTTTTAGAACTCCACCAGCGCCACCGCCGCCGCCAGATCCAAAGTTATTGAAATCTCCAGAACCAAATCCGCCACCGCCACCGCCACCAGCGACAATTAGATAATCTACAGTGTTTCCAAATGGTTGAGTGGAATCTCCAACTGCATTAACAACAAAACTATTTACACTATTGAATGTGTGAATTCTAAAATCTCCGTCGTTGGCAATTGCTCCGCCAGCTGCTTCGATAAATCCTCCACCTGCTCCAACAGCAGATTTCCATTCGCTTCCATCCCAAACTTCAATACCACCGTCCTCGCTATTATAAATCATCATCCCAACAGACTTGCTTAAAGCATTTCTTTGAGCAACTGTGTAAGATGGTAACTGAAGGGTTCCAGTTACGTTTAAAGTTCCAGCATTTAATGTAGACATAATTCTTTTACTGCCTCTGTAGTTCTTGCCAAATTAAAACACCATCACTATTTGGTGCATACAAATACACTTTACCATTATCTGGATTAAAACAAATTGAACCTTCCTGAGCTCTTGGCATAGCTCCAACTGGATGGATTGGAAGGTTTACAGCAACTGATGGATTAGCCGTCGTAACTGTTAGTTTACCCGTAGACATAATTAATATGATCTAGTATACTTATTTATAGAATATTCCAAACCCCACCAGAAGAAATGGTGACTGTAGATCCAGATTGAATTGTAATAGGACCATAAGAAGCAGCGTTGTCGGAACCTCCAATGGTAATATTTTCAGCAATAGTATTTCTATTTCTCTTGATGACACCATAACTATCTAAGTATTGAGCATCTCCTCTTACACGGGTTGTTCCTCTAACATTGGCATCTCCATTTACATCTAGAGTATATGATGGATCTGCTTGATTAATGCCAACCTTAGATAGTCTATAGATATCAACTTCATTGGTTGCCTCAGTCCAACGAGAAGTTACAAATTCTGAATTATTTTGGAATAACTGACCATTAAAGTTAACATCTCCTTGAATATTTAATTGATAATTTCTTACCGTTGTTCCGTCTTCTGGATCTGTTCCAGAAGTAGCAGTGGTATTAATAGAAACTCTATTATTGCTACCATCAATTTGTAATGCTGGGGTTGTATTCCAATCATTATTTCCAGCAGTATTAGATGCTTGGATTGCAAAACGATTGTTTCCTGTTGACTGAGCACTTAGTCTAAAGTTTCTATAGTTCTGAGCACCAAACATTTCAACGAATGTGCCAGAGTTATCATTGCCAGTATCAAGAACAACACCCTCTCTAAAGAGAACTTTCTTGTCGGCATCAATAGCGTAATTTGTTCCACTGTTCTCAATCTTGAGACCACCATTACCTTGAATGATTAGTTTGTTGGAAGAGTTGTTACGGAAAACAAAGTCTCTATCTTCTGCCCTACCGTTGAAGATCCAGTGTGCGCCTTCACCCGCTCCATACATTGCATCCCCAGCACCAGATGTAATAAACATCATCGCATGGTTAGCATCATCATACCATGTGCTTCTGGATCCATCAAGAAGTAGCATATGTCCTGAAGTATTTGCAGGACCACGCAATCTCAATGCAGCAATATTACCACCAAGAATATCAAGACCAACACCAGCAGTTAGTGTTGTTCCGACATTAATACCAACATTATCTTGAGATACATCAACAAAGAATGTATCAGTATCTACTGCTAGGTCATCAACGATTGTAACAGTATTCAAGAATGCAGATTGACCTTGAACACGAAGACCAACCGTTGCGGCAGTTCCGTCTGTTCCAATTGTCAAACCACCACTCATTCTGTCGCCAGCCTTCAAGACGTTTGCTGAAGCAGCACCAGTTAAATTAGCGGTGATTGTTCCAGCACTAAAGTTGCCATTTGCATCACGCTTTACAGCAGTATTTGCAACATTTGATGACTGGAATTCAATATTACCAGCGTTCCAAATAACATTACCGTTAATATTAAATCCATCAGCATTAACAACCAAAGCATTTAGTGTTCCAGAACCATCGGTAGCATTACCTCCAGTTGCAACAATAGCAGTATTATAGTTTGCTGTTAAAATAGAACTATTGAAATAAATTCCAGGGGAAGAAGCAATTCCATCCTTTCTACCTAATCTTAGGTTAGCAGTTCCCCCATCACTTTCGAGTTTTGCGACTTGAATTGTGTTTCCATCTTCAATCGTAAAATCTTCAAACTCTTTTCTATTGCCAGCATCTCCAATTGTAAGAGCACCGATAAAGTTACCAGTTGTTAATCTGCCAACAATAATAGTGTAGTCATTAAAATTGTCAGTCTCGTCGTTAACAATAATATTATCGATCGCAATTACACCAGTTCCCTGACCATCTGCATCATAAAGATTTACTGTGTTTCCAGGAGTAAATGGCGTAGTGTTTAGAATTTGACCCGAAATATAAATTCTATACTTAGGATCTCCGTTAAATGCTTTAATAGTTAAACTATCTTTAACAGTCGTTGCACTAATAAATCTTGGAAGTCTGTTATCAGATAGAGTTCCGAAGTTAATATTGAGAGCATTTTGATACCATTCTCCTTGTCTGTTATCAAGTCTGTCAGCATCTAAACCAGATCCAATACCATCATTCAATGATGTCCAAACTTTTGCCCATGATCCAAAACTAGTAACACCAGTTCCAGAACCACGCAACCACATATTATCATTATCAGTAAATGCAAGTTGTCTTACACCACCAAATGATGCATCGAAACTAGTTCCTCCTGCTCTAAGTGTGAGAACCATATTTTTGGTTCCACCATCACTGAGAGAATTGGCATTGTTGTTGATTGTGTTTGAAACTACACCACCAACAAAGTTATCTGGAGATGGGTTTGATGTTGGGTTGTTTGTTCCAGTAGATAGTCTTAGTGTGTTACCAGAAGAACCAGAAACACTAATATTATAAGTTCCAGAAAGTCTATCACTTGGTACTGTTCCTGAGAATAGGTTGGTAGCATTAGTATAGTATTCACCTTGCTGACCATCTAGAAGGTCCGCATCTAGACCAGAATCAGCGCCTACATCCAATTCAACAGAACCATTTCCAGAAGCACCAATAATAAATTGCGATTTCTTAAATCTAGCAACACCAATTGTTCCAAATAGATCAGTTGAAATAGTTAGATCTGATACTCTCTGAATATCAAGTGCAACGTTTGCATATTGCTTATTTACGGTGCTTACCTTAGCAAGTAAGTTTAGACCAGAACCACCACCAATAGCAGTTGGTGGAACTGTGATTGCAAAGTCAGCATCATATCCACTACCACCATCAGTTACTGTAATCTCAGTAATTGTTCCACCAGAGATAGTTAAATTCGCTTTTAATCCTGTTCCAGTTCCACCTACAAGATCTTGATCAAAATATTGACCATTTGTAAATCCTGTTCCTCCATTTCCAATGATGACATCATCAATAAAATTGCCTTGAGTGTATGTGGAATCAAAAATGATTGGAGAAGCACCACGTTCAAATTCAATAATAGTACCAGCGGCAATTGTAGATGTTACTGGACTGTCTAGAGTAATTGTAGTTGATCCACCAACAGTTAGAACTGCGGTGATGTTTGTATTTGGTTGAATACCAGTTACATTATCAATTACTTCATGTCCAATCAAAGCATCTGCCAATGTAGCAAATATCATTTGACTGGATCCACTGTTACATTGAGATGTTAATTTTGCAAAATATCTTCTCTCTGCACCTTTAATAGATTGTACTGCTAACGCAAAGTTTTGATCTCCTCTCAAGAAAGTGAAAGAGTTAGCAGCTCCGCCACTAGCAAGACGATCTGTTTCAATAACACCAGATACAATATCTGTAGCAGAAATCTGATTTGATGATAGAGAAACCCAGTTGTTAGAATCTGACGCTGAAGTATTAACAACTCTATCAATAGCAACCGTTACCGCTGGAATGTCGCTACTATCAATGCTATCGGTATCTTCTAGTTTAATTCTATTAACAATATCTCCATAAAGTCTACTTTCAATTACCGACACCGCAGTTGCTTGAGTGCCAGATCCTGCTGGTGCTGCGATTGTTACGACTGGTGGGGTAGTATATCCTTTACCACCTTTATATCCATTAAATGTGATAATATCAATTGCAACAACCTCACCATTTGCGATTACGGATTCTGCCTTACATTCTACTGATCCTGATTGAGGAGCTCCTCCAGATAAAGTTACCGTTGGTGGCGATGCATATCCAGAACCTCCAGATGTAATATTAATTTGATATACAACACCCTGTCTGTATTCAGTTGCCTGCAAGCGACCACTGCTTACACTTCCAGTAAAGATGTCTCCAATAGTAAATTGAAGTCCTGTATCTACATCAAAACCTAAGAACTGACTATCCAGATCATTGTTTAGAATATATGATGTTGATGTATCTTGTTCAATTGCGATGTCTCCAGCAAGAGCACCTTCAATAGCAAGTCTTTCTGTCTGATTGGCAACAGTATAAACCTCAAATGGTCTAAGTGCTGGAATTTGATCAACAGAAATCTTGCCAGAATCGGTAAGTTCTACAAGTGCTCTAGGAACAGCGTTGGTTGAATATGGTTTGTTGATGTATGGTCCAAGGTTGTTAGTGATATAATCTCTAACTGCCTTTTGAGTTGGTAGTTTAGAATCTGTTGAGTTAGCACCACCTAGGGTGTTTGACGCATCAAAACCAGTGACAACAACATCACCACCTTTTAGTTTGAGGAATTCAACTTCGGAGATTGTAACAGTACCAGTAAATGTAATAGCACCAGTTCTGTTTTCAATTCTAGCAAATGTGCCAACCTTAAAGTCGCCTAATTCATCTGTTCCAGAAACATAGACACGACCATACTGTTGAGAAACTTGTTCATATGCCTCAACCTTAGTTCCACCGTTTTCTGGAAGAGCCAGATAGTTTGTTCCAGATCCAGCAAATTCCCATGTGTGTGAGGAAGAGTTAACGATAGAAGGTCTATGTAATCTAATGGTAGTTCCAGTAGGAGGTAAACCAACTACAGAACCAGTAGATACATTTGTTAAGTCTAATCCATCTCCTGTTCCATTATCAAGTGTGAGTTGAGCAGAGAATGGAGGACCTACTGTTACTCCACTAACAGCATCAACAAAGTATTCAATTTCTGTATTTGTGTTTCTATATCCATCAATTTTAACGACATAGTGCTCCAATGGTTCTCTTCCAAGACCACTTACAGTCAGAATAGTTCTTCCTGTTGGAGTTGATGAAATATTGCTGATAGTTCCAACGTCGAAACTATAAGCTTCTTCTCTGTATCCAATACCACGCAGAGCATAGATACCAAAGTTGGTAGCGGAGTTGGTGATAGAACAATAACCACCAGATTCAGCAAGAACACCATCGGCACAGAAGATAACAAAGACAGAAACCAACTGAGTGTAACCATCGTTGATGACCTTGTAACCCGTTCCTCCAAAGGATACAATAGTGAATGCCGATGCAACCATCGACTTACCCTGATTAGGATAAGACGCAGTTCCGTCAAGTTCTAGACCAGGGAAAGGACAGTTTGGTTGCTTGACCTTGGAACCATCAACCAAAGCACCTCCACCGCCTAGGAAGGAGATAACAGAAGAGTTTTGGGTATATGGTGATGCTTCAATGATTGGGTAGTCATCATAGTCAGCACGGATTGCCATACGCTGACCATTTTGGTCATAAACATAGCTATCTGGATATGAAATGATATCGTTGGTATCATATAACGTTCCATATGTTTTGGTGGTAGATCCTGGTTCAATAGCAGTTGGACTGTTTGGATCATCTGCGTATTCGAGAATACCATCAAGAGTTCCAAAAATGGTTGTTAGAGAAGATGCTACATTTGCACAATCTGGAGAAGATGGATCTGCAATGATTGTGCCATCAGTAAACTGTGGAATTGGAGATGTTGTTGCAATAGCATTTCCTGCTCCATCTGTCCAATTACGCATTGCAGCAATTGAAAGATCTCTTACTTGCTCATATGCATATCTTGTTTCGGCAAGTTGAGATGCATCAATGCCAGTTAATGAATTACCACTGAAATAGAATTCTGCATTTTCAACAATTCCAGAGTTTCCTCCAGTAACTAAGTCTTTGATAACGCCAGTTAGAATATAATTAATATCCCTACGGCATTTTCTCTGGTGAATATCTGATAAATTCAGAGAAGTAAATGCAGTTTCTGTATTAATTAATGCTTGATCTGCGATAAGATCTCTGTTTCTAGCAATCAAATATGCAGCATCTAGATACCTACCAGCAGAATTGTTAGTAATAACATCAACCCAAAGATATGCAAGGGTATCGATAGCCGCTCTTACATCATCACAAGCTGGAGTTCCAGCAGTTGATGTGATAACTGTGCTATCAAAGTATCTGGTAATTGAAGAGTATTGGGGAGCATATACTGGATCACCCGTTGTTCTATTTCCTGTTCTCCAATTGCACATCGCGTAGATAGCGAGTTCTCTGGCATATTCAATACCACGAGTGATTTGAATAATTTCATCGTCAATATAAGTCAATTTATCATTGACAATATATTTCTTTGCCGCTTCGATTACGTTATGGTTTGTTCCAAATTCTAAATCTCTTACTAAAGCATTAATAAAGTGAACAATATCCTGACGGCACTGATCGTCTCCGTTTGAACCAAGATTGCTTCCAGAAGTTGGCGAGCTATATGAAGGATAGATCTTCTGTCCAGCATCGCACTCAATTAGAAGACCAGCTAACTGAACTGTATCATCTTCAGAAATTCCTGGGAATGGATTGTCGGTTGTTACTGTTGCAACGCCTGTGATTGCAGTATCATAAACAAAATCAGTTACATTGTGTGTAACTCCATTGAAAGTTACTGTTCCTCCACTTATCCAAGTATTGGCGTGGTCTAGAGTTCCTAAGTAAATGTCAAAAGAATTTCCACTAATATTGTATACGGAATAATATTCTCTCTTAAATTGATCGTTGATCTTTCCTACAACTTCATCCGCAATGAAATCTCTATTGTTGCGTAAGAAAACACATGCATCTTGAAATCTTCTTTCAACTGGAGTTGAAATTGGGAATGTGTTTGGTGAGTTGAGAAGTGATAACGTAATAGATTTTGAATATGACTTTACTGTAGCATTTTGACCAGGATCAAACTCAGCATCTACAATTGCTGGAAATTTCTTAGGAATAACAAATCTTCTTGACCTACCATCAGCATCTTCTAAAACTTTATAAATTCTTTGCTTGCCATTTAAAGCAGATAAGTCTGGTCCAGCAGTTGGCAATCCTTCAATTAAAATTTCCTGACCCTCTTTAAAGTCATGAATATTACTTCTACCTACAAGGGCGTTTGTGTAAAAAACAACACCACCAAGATCTTCAGCATTTCCAAATTGCTCATTTTGGAAACCACCTGTTGCTATAGATGGATCTCCCTGTAAAGAGAAATCAAGTCTTTGAATGGGAATTGATGATGTGATATCATAATTTGTAGATACAACCTCTCCCTCAGCTCTAATTGATAATAGGGAAGTGGTATCAACACTTTCAACAACGATGTTTCCTTCACTGATGTTGATTGTTTCTGATTGTGTTGTATCCCACTCTGGTGCGTTGAGAATAGGCACAACCTCAACATCCCAGAAAGTTGGAGAATTATCATCATTAATACTCTTTACTTCATAAAAACCTTGAGTAAAGCTGCTATCATCTGTATCATCAAGATGGATATATGTGCCAGGGGGAATTAGTGTATCTGGATCATCAGTAGTTCTAAAAGTATTAATTCCAGAAGTCTGTGTAATGTTTAGAGAAATAGAGTTTCCTACTGTACCAGTAATCAAATAATTAAATCTTTCACCTTCAAGGAAAGAACCACTGGTAAGAGTTACATCAAGTTCTCCAGTTAGATATGCTTCTGCACCAGCAGTGGAATCAAACCTTACGCCAATAATTTTTGCTCTAGCACCAGTGTTTACACCAACTACTTCTAATCCAGTTTGCAAACTAGATAGACCAGTGTTTTCTTGGAAATCAACTCTAAACTGATCTGGTCCAAAAATTTGATGTCCAATTGGGAAGTTAATTCCAAAATCCCCATTAACTTCATTGTCGATAACAATACGCTGTTTGTCATCAAATACCATTGCAAAATCCCAAGTTGCAACAGAATCTCCAACGGAATCAACTTGGTCTCTATAAGTGACACCAATAACATAGTTTTTATCGCCAAACTTGAAGATGTGCTTGTTTGGATTTGCTGGACGAATAATTACGAGACGAAGGTTATCACCAACAACAGAAGCATCTGGTGGGAGGGAAATCGGGTTGTCTTCTACATAGTCTCCACCAGAAACAATAATAGTTTCCTTGACGCCAGGAGTTGCCCAAGCAAGTTGTGCTGCCTTTTTAATCGATCTAACTGGATTTACAGCAGAACGACCATCGTTTAGATCAGAACCAATCTGCTGCGAAACGTAAATACGACCACCAACATCATTCGTTGCTAGGTTGAGGACGTATTCTGTGGTTGCAATTTTATCAGATCTATCACCTAGTAGTGGTGTAATAGACCTTGGGTAGATACCTGCATCACCAGTTTCGTTATATGCAAAAGAATTTTCGTCAATTACACGAAATCCAATGTGCTTGAATTGAACTTCTCCATTGAGTTCGATACCATCAACATGAACTGGACCACTGTCGCCAGTAACTCCAGTGTTTAATGCCTGATAGACATTTTGACCAAAATATCTATAACTATCTTTTTGAAGAATAATTCCAGAAGACCATTGAACGCCTGTATTGTTTACAAACGTCTTCAGATTTGGAGCTCTGAAATTGGCATCTGGAGTAATGAAGTTATCAATATCTAGGTTTAAAATTCTAGCAGTATCAGAAATAATCGATGTTGAAGTTCTGATAGCACCATTAATATCAAGTTCGTAGTCTACAGTATCTAAAACACTGGTAGCAGTTGCTCCACCGCCATTTCCACCAGTAATCGTAACGCTTGGCGGAGAAGTGTATCCACTGCCAGGATTATTAATAGCAATATTTACAACAGATCCATTAAAGATAAATGCAGAAGCTAAAGCTTGAACACCACCAGCAGTTTGTGGTGCGCCAATTGTAACAGAAGGTTCTGTAGTATATCCACTGCCACCAGAAACAATTGTTATAGCATTTACGCGCTGGCCAGTTCTATTAATACCAACACGAGGCAATCCAGTTACTTCATCTAACTGTGCTCTTAAGATTTCTTTCTCGGCGGAGCCAGTTCCAGATCTAATTGTGAGTTCTTGATCGCCAATAAATTTTGGTTGAGAACCTCTAACAAATTCTTTATCCGAATTGATATTAAAACTCATGGTGCCTGCTTAGCTCCGCCTAGTTATTCCTTTTTATATTTAGACATTAAGCCCAGGCAATACTAATAACTTGTGTTGAAACAATCCATTTGATGGTATTTGTAGTGCCTGCTCTTGTAGTAGAATAACTAAAACGATTTGCTGCTCCTAGAGGGGAAATCTCCCATGATTGACCAGTAGGAATATCATCTTTAATTACTGTAGTCATACTAGAAAGAACAGAAACTGCTCCTACTCCATCACAAAAAACAGCACTCTCAATCTTTGCTGAGTAAACAGTGCCTGCTGGATTTACAGCGATTATATGCCCAGTAATAAAATTAATAGTATTACTGTCTATAATAATTTGAGTTC